TTGCAATAAAGCTGAAGAGATGCGAAAGGTGACTCCAAAACAACTGAATTTTGGCCGTCGATTGTTTGCGATCCGGATGCTAAAATTGTAATATTATTACCCCCGGCAGTTCCCGCTTCATCCTTGACTACGTATGTTTGACCATTTTCTAAGGTAGCTGCGTTTGGCAATCTAACAGATATTGGGCCGTTAGTTGAGTCTGTGCCAATATAGTAGTCAGCAATCGCTGCAGTCATATGCGAAGTGGTGGTTTTTCTATTTAATTTTAATCCTCCGCCAAGCTTCAACACGTTATTGGTAAAAATTAAATTTGACGATCCACTAATGGTGCCGGCGCCAGCATCATTTCTAAATTGCAAGGAACCGAGTGGTCCTTGAGCATTAGCGTTTCCGGCACCAACATTGATTAGTCTAGAGCCGTCTCCCATGAAAAACGAGGCAGAAACACCAGTAGAAGCAGTAATCTCTCCCACAACATTAAGTGTATCGCCATCAAAAGTTAGGCCACTCTCACACCTTAGAGTATTGGCATCTCCGCCTGTGTCTATAACAATCCCATTAGTAAGCGGATTAGAGACACGCGGAACATTAATAACCTGCGCCCCATCAGACGTGCTGAGGTTACCTGATAAAATTGAGTCAGCTGGAAGAGTAACCTGTGTCGTTAAGAGACTCGGAAGAAGAACCGTGCCTGATAAATTGTTATACGCCATTTGCTAGTCTCCCTTATTAATTAGAAGACAAACCAGTTGGCTCCATTAGAATATAAACTAATTGCTGGATTGGAACCCGTCAAGATATAATTAGTGGTGCCGTCGATCGTATACGTTCCAGCCGCTGATGCACTTAGCCTGATATCGGTTCCATTCAAATGACCAACCTCGTCTTTTACTAATAGCAGCGCCCCTGTACCATACGTGGATGGTGCTGGTATTTCTATCTTGACACTACCGGTTGAACGTACACCTATAATATAACTTGGAGCGCTAGCAGTGTAAATTGCAGTGGTGCTAGATGTCGGAGGAACAAACTCGTATAGAACATTAAAGCCGCGGACATGTACTGCCTCTGTGGCCATGCTCGCGCTTAAAATGTGGGGACCAAGACCCTGCTTGTTAACAATTAAGCTACCAATTCTGATGTGAGTGTCGTCGTTTGTGTTACCAAAACTAGTTGACCCGGTCGCATCAATAATAGAGATGTTTTCGTAGTTGATGACGCTTGCGCTTAAACTACCTGTAACTATAAGGTTACCCGACAGGACTAAACTACTGGCTGTGTGCCCACCGCCCTCAGAACCTGTAAAATAAACAAATTTGGACGAACCGCTGGCGCAATTTGCTCCCGTTAAAAACAATACCGAATTGACAGGGCCCGGTATTGTCACACCCGCACTACTGCTACAATCTACATATGCCCATCCAAATTTTGACATGCGTTACCCCACTCCTATTGAACCTGACCAACTATTGCCATAACTAGTGGCTGCGCTTGCTGTTGGGATATTAGTGAGACCAGCGATAACATCCACACTATTAGAGCCCTTCATCCATAATTCTGTAATTTTAACTTCAAGCCAAATTTGGTGGTGTGCCGGATCGATACCCAATCCATCAGGAACTTTAAAATTATATGTAGAACTTGGACTTGCAGCTGCTCCGCTTAGTCCTCGCTCTGAAAATGCACAGGTAACAGCTTGAAAATTTCCGCGATTAATAATTTTTACCCATTGTGTTACTGCCGGAAACCTCACAACAACTCCAGCGTCTCCGTTGGCTCTTGTATTAATGCTTCCCGAAACAAACGGCGCGCCGCTAGTTTGATAAGATGCTACGTCTTGAAGTCCGGGCTTTACGTCTTTATATCTAGCCATTAGCCTACCCCCAGTGAACCTGACCAGCTGTTGCCGGCCGTTGTTGCCGCACTAGCAGTCGCAATATTGGTCAGACCAGCAATTACATCAAATGTGGATCCGGCGGTACCGGAACCAGTGACCCATATTTCAGTCACTTTCACCTGAAGAGTCACTTGGTGGTGTTGTGGTGTGGTGCTGCCTTTATGTGGCACTATAAAATTACAAGTTCCTGGGGCTGGGGCGCCATCATATGAACCGGCTGGTGAGCCCGTTGTTTGGCCAACTATCCCGTGCTTAGAAAACGAGACCTTTAAATTTTGACCGCTGCTCTGGCCATGATTTATGATATGTATCCATTTTGTCACAGCAGGAAATTTTACACGATATGGACCAGTGGCGCCAAGTTGATCTGGGTTAATACTACCCGAGGCAAATGGTATGCCAGCAACTTGATAAGCAGCGACATGATTTAAGCCCGGTCTTACATCTTTGTATCTAGCCATTAAATTCTCCTAATATTTGATTACAATAATAAATAGTCATCTATTTTTTCTCATACGTTTTTCTAACGCTCTTTGTTTTTTAAGTTCATCTCTAATTCTTCTGCGTTCAGCTTTCTTACGATCGTGTCTCTTCTTATCAGATGGCTTTTGATAATACCTTCTGTCTCTAACTTGCTCAACAACTTTTTCTTTCTTACACTTTTTAATAAATCTTCTGATCATTCTTTCTGTGTTACCGCGGCACTCTTTTGAAGTTACCTTTACGTTTGAACCTTTTCTACTCATCGTTTCCCCTTGTTCATGGATTCCCAAATCTTTGAAGAATGTCCGAGAATTGAATTAATATCAACACCAGCATCGTCAGGATCTCCAAGGTCAACTGAGCCTGCAGCTTGTTCTTGTTGTGCAGGTGCAGGCGTGGTGCCTTCAAATAAGTTGACACCATTGTAGGCATCTCCGCCGATGGCGTCCATAAGTTTCTTTCTATTCTCGCTATAGTCGCGCTTCTTTGGCGTCGCTGTTCTAACAGGCTGTTCAGCTTGTTCTGTTATGACCGGAGCGTTACCAAGTCCCTTGGCAACTTCTGACACCACATTAGACAAAAGGCCTTCTTCCAGAAGGACTTCGTGGATGCACTCTTTAACGAGTGGCTTGATTAGTTCTTTTAAATCACTCTTCTTCACTTAAAACCTCATTTAAAAGCCGGTTGATTTTGTCGGCTTTTGTGAATACATTATTGTTAAACTCTTTTGCTTCGCGCATCATAAATGCGCCGGGTGTTGATGGCTCGGAAACCATGTCAAAACAAATCAACTGAAAATCATCCTCTACGATTGTTTGACCATTGGCTTCCTTTACGGAACCCATGCCTCTAGATGATACACCCACAGTGACCCCTCCGTTAACCAATTCTTTGAGAATCTTGCCAGATGGAGTTTCGAGCACCTTAATTTTACCCATTACATTCTTACCTTCCATCCAAATCTCAGTCACCATATGTGATGCGTTCTTGAGGTTAATAACGGAATCGTCTGGATGATCTAACTCTCCAAGAGCGCGACGTTCCTTAACAAGCTTTTGATAATTCTTAACTTCGCGAATCATTGTGTTGTGCGGATATACTCTTCCGTTTCCATTTTGTGTTTCGGTCATCTGCATAATGCCTGATAAGATCATACCTCCATCAGCAACAAAGCGCTTTTCTTCTTCAGTAAGGAGGTCTTGGCAAACACCACCCTCACATAATGCGTAATATTCTCTAAGTAATTTCTTTGACATTGTTTTACTCCGATGTGCCGCCGGCTTGTTGACCGCTACCAGCGAGTTGTGGAAGCAAGTTTTTAAGCCTAGTGTTCGATGATTTCACAGCGCTTAGCGCCTGCTTTACCGGCTTGAGTTCATCGGCTTGAATATCCAAACCAAGCTTTTCAAGATCCTTAACCATAGCAGTAACCATGGCATCAATCTTTTTACTATAGTCAGCCATTACGACGGCGCCCTTTTTTCTTCTGGCTGCTGCTTGGATTTCACCGCCAGTGCCGGTGGCACCTGCAGCAGATAAGGCTTTACCGGCAAGACCTTGTAAACCACCGGTAGCTCTAGCCTTTAATCGCGTTAAGATGTTTTCATCTATTTCACCATTGTCAACCATAGACTGAATTTCTTCAGCGATAATTGATATTAATTCTTGTTCAGCAATATTCATAGCTAAGAACCTTTACAACAGCGTCTTACTGGCTGTAGCATCCATTTATTTGTCCATGTGTCGATGTTCATGTTTAATTCCTTCGTCTCCAAAAATCATGTTAAAAACATATGACGTTCCTGATGATAGCCAACCTAAAAGAAAAAAGTTCGCTACAGATACATCAAAACTAAATAGTTCCGTGAACGGAGAAAGTAGCATTAAAAACCATCCTACGTGGAAACCCATGCACATAGGGCAGCTAAACAATTCTCCAAGTTTTCCTTCAGTGGGCCTAATGTCGTTAAATATTTTTCCGTAAACTAGTATTTGTGTAAGGCCGTAAGCACACAAAACAAAAGCTAATAATTCCATTTTCCTCTCTAAACTGTGTAAATCC